CGTATACAGGGATATAATTTTTTTCATCATAATGTTCCAAAAATGTGTGATCTTATTCTTGATTATGAAGATATAAATATATATAAAGATGAAATAGTAGAATATGTAAGCAAAGAAACCGAAAAAGAAATAGTAAATAGGGAATATAAATATATTATACAAGATGATGCTAGTAGTAGTTTTTTGAAATCTGCTAAAGTTTTTGATCAATATAGTTTTGTAAAAGATAAAGTAAGTGGGGCTAACTTTAATGCTTCTTACAGCATATACAATAAATTATTAAAAGAGTGTAAAATTTTTAAGTAGTCATATGAACAAGCAAATATGTTTAATCACTTATCCTAGATGCGGGTCTACGTATTTATTCAATATTTTTTCTGAAAGTTTTCATAAAAATATTTTTAGAAGTCATTTATACACTGAGGCAAAATATAAACAGTCTGATAAAAGTAATTACATTATTACTATATTAAGAAATCCACTTGATGCAATATCATCTATAGTTTCTTTAGAGGCTTTTTATTTTAGCAATAGTAATAATTTTGAAAAAATAATTGATTTTACTATTAAAGATAGAATTAAAAATTATGAAACTTTTTTCAATATAGTGCCAAATTTTACTAACGTAATGTTTAATTATGATGATATCAATATATATAAAAACAATATTATTGAATATGTTAGTAATGAAAGTAATAATAAAATTATTAATTATGACTATGACTGTTTAGTTCCTGATAATTCAGAAGCAAAATTTTTAAAATCTTCACAGGTTTATGACAAATATGAATATATAAAGCAAAAAGTTGCTAACAATAACTTGAATGATTGTTTTAATATTTATAATAAATTAATCAAAGACTGTAAAAGTTTTTAACAATTTATTTATTTTTTTTATTATATTCGCCGTATTTACCAAGAACTGCTTTAATTGTTCCATCCTTGCGAAGACGAACAACATTACCATCTTTAATCTGTATAGGATTAAATTTACGAGAAGGCTTATATTGTCCAGATGACATTACCACTACCACGCTTTCTACTCTGTTTTTGAATTGAGTTAAAGGTATCAGCAAATAATGCCTTATCTTTTTCTGCATTAACTATACGACGTGACCACGAATATCCAGCATCTCCGCCCCATGCAAGCCACATGATATAGCCATTTGATGGATTAGATTGGTTTGCCCAATCTTTACCTTTCTTGTCTACTTCGTGACGTGAGAAGTAAGAGTACATCCTTTTAACAGTACTAAGAGATAAAGTTTCTCCTCTTGCTAACTGCCCTGCACGAGTCCAGCCTACTGATGTTCCAGCACCCTTTGCTTTACCCTGCTCTTTAAATCTAATTGCTTTACGTGCTGCTGCACGAGCACCTGCTGGTGGAGAATATCCCTCAGCCTTTGATACTGAATCTGTTTCATAAACCACTGTATCGTCATCTTCCCAAAGATCGTCTGCCTTTTCTGCAGGAACACAATTGGGAACCATACGTCCACCATCTCCAGGTTTCATGCCACGCTGTACATATCCATCCCAGCATGGGGCTTTCTTATTTACATTAGCACAACAATCTGATTTCATTTCTCCAGATTGACATTGTGGACACTGATCACATGTAACATCTAATTCTTTACACATAGGGCAACCACAGCCTTCGTATGCTTTTTTAACATCATCTTCTTCATCGTCTTCTTCTTCATCTTCATGCATTGATTTATCCATACCCTCATTTGCTTCAAGTGAAGGCATAACCATAACCTCAGACGCTTTGTGCCCTACAAAATACTCAGTCTCTTCAAGACCGCCTTCTTCCATTTCAAATAATTGTATTAATATTGCTGGCTCTTCTGGAGATGCAGGAAGTGCATATTCTGATCCAGGCATACCAAGCATTCCTTCTGTCATTACATGAACAACTCTACCGACATGAATTTCATCTTCATACCCTGCCATAACCATGTCGCCTTCTTTGACCATTGCTTTGCCTATATTGCCCTCAGAGCGGTTTATAGCGTAGATCTGTGCTGCAGCCTCAGAACGAGTCTTATGGCAGCCCATAACCTCTCCTGTGTCCTTTAAAGCGGGGTATCCAGAACAACCATTGGACCCTTTAGCACCTATACGATACGGCATAGAAATAGTATATCATATCTTATGATAGAATTAGAATATGGAAGAAAATTTAACACCAGAACAGCAGGCTGAGGTCCTAGTTCATAAAATAATGCAGGCAACAAAAGATAGGATAGTTTCTATTCTTCAGCCTCAGTTTGATAAAATATCAGATGGACATCTTCATTTTGATAAAGGTCTTGCTGATGCAATTATCACTGATATTAAAAACGCATAATAAAAGAGCAGTTTCTCCACATGCTCAGGTGGGCGTTGGCAGCGATACCATACGCTATATATCTATTATATCACTTACTTGATTTTGATAGTTTTTGGTTTCTTTTCTTCGGGGATGTTTCTTTCCACAAAGATGCTAAGAATACCGTCTGCCATTTCAGCACGATCAACCTCCATATACTCTCCAAGAGCAAAGGTGCGTGTGAACTTTCTGGTTGCGATACCCTTATGCAAGACATTTGTTTCGTCTTCCTCGGTTTTCTCACCCTTGATAATTAAACTTCCATTATCCACAGAAACCTCTACCTCATCCTTGCTAAAACCAGCAAGTGCTAAAGATAGTTTGTAAGTGTCCTCATCAAGTTTTACCACATCATATGGTGGATAAGATTGACGAGTTGCCTCACGATGGATATTTGAAAGACGGTCCAACTCCCTGTTGAAACCAATAAAAAATGGATCTTTAAATAGATCCAATGCAAATGAACTTACCATTATTTCCTCCTTGTTAAGCGAGTTCAATTTATACCCCCCTTTGGGCAGGTACAGTATATTAAACGTAATGGGGCACGGAATTATTCCCGATACCCCATTATGATTTTAATTTATAGATGATCGGCTGGAGTTCCGCCACCAGAAGATTTCTTTGGTGACTTCTTTACTGCCTTCTTTTTTGGAGCAGCCTTTTCAGATAACTTCTTAAGTTCTGAATCAACTACGTTTGCAATCAAGCCGAATGCTGGATCTTTTGGATTAACTGCTCTTAATGCAGGTCCTGCTACTGCAATTACTCCTGCAAGCAATAAACCTTGCAATGTAACTCCATCGCCTTGTGCAACATATGTTGCTGCTGCAACTGCAAATGATCTTCCATAAGAAGATAGCATTGCTTGTTGTGACTTTTTAAGTTTCATTTTTTCCTCCTAGGATATGAACCTTGTTATGGCATCGTAACCTAGCCATAATCCAATTATACCAGCAACTCCAGCAAACACTGGCGGGGCTGGAACTGGTAGTTTAAATGCAGCAAAAATAACACCGCACCCAAATCCTGTTAGTACTGAAAATATAATTTCTTTCATCATTCTTTCTCCCTTATCTTATCAAGTGGTGTTGGCAATGTTATCAAAGTTCCACAGTCTCGGCAGGTACCGTCCAAAAAATATAAACCAATTTCATAATCTATTGGATCAAACTGAACCACTGCATTAAAAAAAACACACCCACAATTTGGACAAGAACAGGTTGGAATTCCTCTTGCATTAATCATTTGGGATATCTTCTGGATATATTTTTTGTAATTTATCAAAAGCATTTTTTATTTTTTTAATAGAATCTTCATTAGGATTAATTAACTCATTTTCAATTTCTGATTTAAAAACTAAAAGAGAATCATGAACATCTTCTATATATTTATAGGCAATATCACGAGTTTCATTTAGAAAAGAAACTAAATGTTCACGTTCTGGCATATTATTTTGATTAAATCTATTTTCAATAAATTCAACATCTCTTATTGTTTGTTCCATCGCCAGTAATAGTTGTATGTTTTTATTTTTTAATCTAATAACTTCTACAGATAATACAAAAATAATTAATACAAAAAATAAAAATAATATAAAATCAAACATTTCTCTCCTCGTGTGTTATCCAATAATATTTGCAGGTAGAACAGCATGGTTGGTTATATATACTATGTTTAGCATAGCCAAACTTTGCATAGTACATAGGATCTTTATCAAATAAACTTGCCTTATGTGTAGTAATTACACGCATAAGTTTTATTGTGTCATCCCAAAACGATGGTTTATTGCTGCCCCATTGATCCCAACATTGATCTTTAAGTCTACTAAGATTGGCCTCATTATTTTCTGTACGAATACCTCGATTACGAGCCTCACGAATCATAGCCTGAACATACTGCCATAGTCCACGCTCATAGCCTTTCCACATAAGAACTGCTGGATGATTACGCCAGCCACCAGTGGGTGACTTACCAGATAGTACATTTAGAATTTGATAACACTCAAGTATTTGTTTATTTAAACGCTTACTATCAAGCCAACGGGCAGTAGTTACTGGATTTGCTGACGGAAGAAATGTTTGCACTATTTATTTACCTTTCCAAAAAAAGTAGAACCAGCAAATTGAAACTTCGTAGGAAAAGTATATCGCAATCCATCTGAAACTTCAAGAACCCCATGCAGATAATTTTCATTTCCAGGGAACATGATTAAACTATTAGATTTTGGCTTAATTGTCATATTATGATCTGGAAAAGTTATTTCTCCACCACTATAGTCATCATTTATATAATATAAAACTACAATATGATTTCCTTTTTGAAAATCAGTATCTATATGTGGTCGCATACCATAACCCTTGTTCCATTTAATTAAGTTATGAGCACTTACATAGGAGTTGTCTACTTCTATATCATAATGATTTATACACTTTAATTTAGCAATTTCAAATATTTTTCTTAATATTTGAACGATTTCTTCTGGAATTAATTCCATATTAAGAATTTCAGTTCCCCATGGCTCTCCAACCCAAAGGCTTTTATCAGAATTAATTGTAAAATCAAAAAGTTTTTTATGATCCTCCGTAGATAAAACATCTTCTACACTATATATATTTTTTGCTGAATTTCCTATTTTAGCAACATTGCTTAAATATATATCATCTTTTTCTAAATTAATATTTTCATAATTCATTATGCTACACCTTCCTATTGATTACTGCTGGTCCTAAAAATGTAGAGCCAGCAAACTCAAACCTCATAGGAAAAGTATACCTGAACCCTTTCAAAATTTCAAGCACTCCATGAACATAGTTTTCATTTCCAGGAAACATAATTAAACTATTTGATTTAGGCTTAATGTTTATGTTATAATCTGGAAAAACTATTTCTCCGCCCTCGTAATCATCATTAATGTAATATATACATACAATATGTTGATGATTATGATAGTCTGTGTCTATATGAGGATTCATTTTGCTACCTTTACTCCATTTTAGCAAACCGTACTCACCTCTAAAAACATCATTTATTTCTATATCGTAATGATTTTTACATTTTAAATGAGCAACTTCAAATATTTTTTTTAAAAGTTCAAGGTTATTATTTGGAATTGATTCTCTGCCAATTCTTTCGGTGCTCCACGGCTCTTTAACCCAAAAACCTTGATCAGAATTATTTATAAAATCAGACAATTCTTTATGCTCTTTATCAGATAAAACATTATCCACAACGTATACATTTTTTGCAGAACGTCCTAGTTTGGCGACATTTTTTAAATAAATTTCATCTTTTTCTAAATTAATATTTTGATTTGAAACGTTATTGTCCATTATTCTACTCCTCCTTCTCTAACTAAAAGAACAATGGCACCATTGTCCTCAAGAGCCTTTTTTACTCTTATCATATATTCTACCGCACGTCTTTTATCATTTTCAAGTAATGACATAAAAGATTTTTCTGAAGCACGAACGGTAATGAAACTATCATTATCTATTAGTTCTAACTTAAATCCTTTTGGAGCAAAATGATCCAATGACCTAAATGCCCTCTTCATATTATCCGTATACATTATTCAAATGACATTTTCTGCCAAATAGATCCCCAAATATCTTTTGTTTTGTGACTATTAAATTCTTTTGATATGCTTCCAGATTCTAGATAAATGCCTCCCCAAACCCCCCACTCTTTACTAGAAACTCCTACTGCAAAACAGGTTTTTGCTACAGGACATTCAAGGCATAGTTTATCTACAGCAGGCCTTAAGGCTTCATCCTCTTCATATTTATCAAAAAATATGTTTGTGTCATATTCGATACAAGATGCATTGTCTTTCCATTTAAGTTTATGCATGGCCTAATATAAACTTTTCTGGAATGTCCCATCCATCTCTATTAGGCTCAAATCTTTTAGTAATATACCAAGCATTATTTATATACATACCATATTGAGATGTCTTTGCTTTATCTGATTTTTGTTTACTAACTACAGTCCATCCATCCCAAAATAATGAACTATTTTTTGTAACAATTTCTTCCATTTGCTTTAATGACTTTATTTTCATTTTTCTCCTAGTATTTAAATATTCCAACTTCAACATTATTTAATTCTGCTTCTGCAACCAATTTTGAGTTACCCTCTTTAGGCTTTGATAAAAACATAAAATAATTAATATCTTTCATATTTTCAGATAGCCAGGATGGGGCAACTTTATACATTTTAATTTTTTTCCCACGGGACTTCATTCCTTTTTCTGAAACATTAACAAATTCCATAACCATAGAATTTACTTTTGCTGGTCCAGCAGTATAGATATATAAATACCCGTCGTCTGCAGACATGCCAGATAGGGCTACGCCTATGGCACGAAGGAAAACTTGGTAGTCATCAAAACTACTAGTTCCCTGAACCCCCACGATCATAAAAAGCCTCTTCCCTTAATTTATCAATGATAAACATCATTTTATCTAATTGTACACTATTCATATTCATTGTGTCAACTGTTCTTGTCGTATCTTTATTAACGTTTCCATCAATTGACATGTCTGCGGTATAGAATAAATTATCTTTAATCCAGTACGCCTGATTATCCATTATTATTACCTTAATATTAGTTTTTGCATCATGGACTTTTGATTGAGTTTTTTTAATATTATTTTTTATTGGCTCTGAAGAAAGATAAATTAAATTATGAATATGACTTTGACTAGGTTTTAAATGCCTCAAAGAAATTTCATAAAAAATATTATACTTTCTTTGTAAATAAGATATTAAATACAAAAAAACAAAGGCAGATAAAAATCCTACAATATATTCCATAATGACACCAGGATAATTATACTACTCTGTTAAAAGATTTCTTTTAATTTCTTTTAAAGTGTAAAGTTCATCATCATTTAATAAACTCATAAAGTCAGGAATAAATGCTTTTTCAGTTAAAGTAACAATTGGATTAGGATCTGTGATATTCATAGATACCATTCCTAATTCCCACAACCTCATTATATGGCTGTTAAACATATTATTAACTAAACCATGCAACTGTGGGTCTACACTCTTAAGTTTATCTGTAAACTTATATAACACTTCCCCAGTTTCCGAATCAATTCCTTCAGGCTCAAGAGCACCCAATAAAATTAATTCATCAATTCTTTTACTTTCTTCCATTTTTTGACTTTTCTCTCTGCTGGGCAAGAGCAGCAAAATCTTTAACCTTGGTCTCTCCAAGATATCCCCACGCATATCCATCTTCAATCATATGATCGTTTACAGAAATAGTATCTCCGTCAACGTAAAGCCAGCCTAAAATGCGACCATACTTTTCAGAAGAGTCTGGTTTTTCTGTTTTTATGACTATAAGTTTTGCATCCTTTAACTTAGATTTCAAGTATTCTTTTGCTTCAAGTCCAAGGCTTTTTTCAAATTTATCTGTGGTACGTGATTCTGGAGTGTCAATACCAGCAAGGCGTACTCGCTGGGCGTAGGACACATTGAAGCCAAGGTCAATGTCCACATCAATAGTGTCTCCATCTACTACCCCCGTTACCTTTTTTACTCTATATTCGTACATTAGTTTTCGCTCCCTACTAATCTGTTTTCTACAAGCCGTTCTCTTTCGTCAATAACTTCTAATGCAAACTTCATCATATTGTCATATCCAATTGCGTTGTCCATTGCCTTATTGTAATGGTGCCCGCAAAACAGAAGGGAAGAACCACTTTTGCCTATAACCTTTACATATGCCTGAGCATAGCAGCGATCACAGCGATCAGTAGCATCAAGAATCCAGACCTTCTCGTTTTCCTTACCCTTAAGCATACTAAACATATTATACCTTTCTATTATTACTTTATTTAATCTCTATAGTATACCTTAAATAGGGCGATTTTGCAAGCAAAGAATTCTACACCACCGAAAGGTTTTCTGACTCTTGGGCAATAGAAATATTCATTCTATACCTTTCATCTACTATATCAAACATATCTTCATAAACTATTCCATTAGAATAATATCTATAATAATATTTTCTAAAATGAAAATTACAATAATAATTAGATTTAGTTTTGTCATAAAAAAGAATTAAATCATTATATTTTTTAAAACTATTATACTTGGGTGTTGTTTTAATAAAAGCATCAGAGTTGCAAGACAGCCCTAACTGATATATTTCTGATGGGCCATGCTTTCCAGTTACTGTCATAGAGCATTTTTTCCCTGCGGTTTCTTTTGTATTTGTAATTTTACAAAAGGTTTGTTTAATTAATTCTCTTTGATCAATTATTTTTTTTTCAATATCTTTCCATAAATTAGGGGTGCTAGATTCTGTCATATTTTTTTCATAAAAATAATGATAATCACATAAAAATCTTTTACCTCTGCTTCCTTCAAGGTATACGAATGCTGGGGCAACACAAGAGGTGTTTGCTTTAGATGGATCGTCTATTATGTGAAGTGTTTTTTCAGGAAGATACATCATTGGGTCAAATGCCTGACATAGTTGACCTTGAGGTATAGATATCATTACTTGCTTCTATTATCAGTTTTATAAAATCCAGAACCGTTAAATGTTACTCCTACATTGGAGTATACTCGAACTAAGGGCTTATTGCAAGCATCACATTGATACCCTGGATCATCTTCTGACATAGATCTAACTTTTGTATATCGCACAGCACAAGACATACAATCATATTCGTATGATGGCATTATTTCTTCTTTTGTTTAGCCTTTACCTGCCAGACTGGAAGTTTAAGTTCGTCTCCAGACCATTCGTAGCCAAGTATTTTTACTACAAATTTAATTATCTTTATTCTCATTATTTCACCTTCCTGCCAAATCTGGCCCAGACTCTTTCATGAATAAAATATCCTAATGCCTCCCAGGCAATATATACCAATGCGCCAAGAGCAGCATACTCATATTCCCACTCTCCAGTAGCAATATAAACTGCTATTGTTAAAACTCCAGCAACACCAATAAGGTGGAATGTCTCCCAACTTAATGTTTTTAATAAACTTCTTCTTGTTGACTCCATTATTCCTCCTATTTATATTATAGCACCTTACCTACAAATTGTAAAGTTGTATGTATTTTCCCATGCTTTGATATCTGCTTCATCATTTAATAATGGCTGCCCCTTTATATTTAAACTTGTATTTAGTAATACTGGCACTCCTGTCATAGCATACCAATTAGATAATACCTCATACAATCCTGGATGCTGTTTCTTATTTACCGTCTGTACTCTAGATGTTCCATCTTTATGCACAACTGAAGGTATCTTTTCTGGCTGAAGACATTTAACAGCATACTGCATATATGGTGAAGTAAAGTTCATGTCAAACCACTTACTTGCATGCTCTTCCATAATCACTGGAGCAAATGGTCTAAATAATTCTCTTTTTTTAATAAGATTAACCTTATCTTTTATTAAAGGATCTCTAGGATCAGCAAAAATTGACCTATTACCTAAAGCCCTTGGCCCATACTCTGCTCTTCCTGTTGCTACTGCTGCTACTTTGTCTTTAATTAAACTGGTAATAATTTCGGTTATTGGATACTCCCCGCCTAAATCATGCCCAAGATATGGCGTTTGCCAGTTTAAATGCTTTCCGTAAAGCGCTGCTGCTGCTCCAAGAGATGAGCCTGCGTCTCCTGGGTTTGGCATAATCCATACGTCATCAAACATTCGCCAGAGGACTGTATTGGCTGCACAGTTTAATGCACATCCTCCCATAAAAACAAGGTTGCGTTTTCCTGTAAGTTTTTGTGCCATCGACATAAAATTTACTAATCTATTCTCATATACCTTTTGTACTGCTGCAGCAATATCAAACTTATCTTGTTCTGAAATTGGCATATTCCAATCAAGAATTCCTTGATGAAAATTATATTTTTGTTTTTTTAAGTCTGGAAAATATTCATTTACTTTAAGAAAATATTTTGCCCAATCTCCATAGGCTGCCATCCCCATAAAAATATATTCTTCTTCATTGGGTTTTAGACCTACTAATTGCGTAAATGCGGAATAAAAAAGACCAAAACTAAATGGATAATTTTTTTTATGAACCGATGTGATCTTTGATCCTTCTCCTATCCAGATACTTGATGTATTATATTCTCCAATTGCATCTAAAACTACTATTACAGCATCATTAAATTTACTAGTATAGTAACCCGCACAAGCGTGTGAATAGTGATGACTAAAATATTTAACTGGAAGATTCATTGGAATATTTGGTTTCCAATCTGATGCTCCTCCTCTTAAAAATATTCTAGATCTTTTTAATTGAGGGTGTTCGTAATATGCTATATGTGTTGGTTTACCATAATTAAGAACATCTTCATATATTTCCTTATTGTTATACCAATCATTTTTAATCTTGCTGTACCGTTCAGAGTGCCCAGCAAAAAGTATCTCTCCATCCTCAACTAATGATATCGAAGCATCATGGGAGGTTTCATTTATACCAAGAATTATCATTTAGTAAAAATACCTTCTATTCTTATCTGTTTTTTTTATTTTACGAATTAAAAAATAAAGTTTAACTCTTTTAATTAATTTTTTCATTTTATTCCTCTCCTGTAGAAAAAATAGGATTCCTCATATTATGATACCAGTGAGGTAAAGAATATCTAGACCCTTTAGTTATAGGATGTACCTCATGAACATATAAAAAGTTTGATGGGAAAAAGATAATGCTTCCTGCTGGTGGTTTTATCATTATGTTAGAATGTAGAAATTCTATTTCTCCCCCCTCATAATCATCATTAAGGTAACTTACAGTAGATAATATTCTACTACTTACACCGTGATCTTGATGGGCAGGAAGAAACCCACCTACTTCATATCTTAATAAATGAATACTAAATTCTCTATTTTTTATATTTTTACCACAAAATGGATATAGTGTATTTACATAATGATTAGCGGCTAAATCTAAAGTTTCATATAGTCTTTTAGATATGCTTGATTGTTCATTAAAATAATAATCATCTGGATTTATCGCATGCTTTGGTGGGAAAAATTTTTGCCAACAAAAAGTTTCCATAGTTCCAGCACTTTCATTTTGCCAAGCAAGCCAAGGCTTTACGTCTGTAAATGATGATCCATGTTCACCGCTATTATATCTTTTATCTAATAAGTTAATATCTTCTATAATTTTATAAGGATCTTTTATTACATCTTTATATAAAACTAATCCTAAATCTAATATTTCATAATTTAACAAGGGGATATTCACCAGCCTTCCATTTTCCTGGATTAGGGTGATAGTCTGGATCTGAATACTGTGGCAAACTTGTATGCATATATAGTCCAGTAAAACGATTACCACGAGTAACTGTGGTTATTCCATGAATATATTCTGTTCCAGCCCCTGGAAAAAATACTGCTGAGTATTGTTTAGGCTTATATTGAAAATCTTGATTTGGGAAATATATAACTCCACCGTCATATTCTTCTTCATTATTTAAATACATTATTGTACTGAATTCAATAAATGGTTCTGGCCCTTGTGCATCTATATGCAAACTACCCTTACTGCCAGCAGTCCAGTGTGATCCAAATCCTTTAAAAACATATATATCATTTTTAAAACCATTTAATGCTTTATGCATTTCATTTGATTTATGACCATACTTAATCATTATATCTTGAACTATTTTATTATATGGTAAAGATGTACCGCCGTACCTATTTGAGTAGTACTTTGGGTATTCATTTCTTTCAGCATTAACATCTAACTGTTGATCTATTAATGTTTTTGCATCTTCTGGTGTTATAAAGTTTTCTACTATAGTTATTCTATTCATGTTTTTCTCCTACTAAATTATACTATGTTATTTGTACCTGATTATAACCTGATAAAAATCTTGGCATACCCATATTTTCTAGACTAATACTATAATCATTATAAACTACGTCATTAATTTGGTAAGGAATTTGTTGTATGTCAGCAATTGATATATTATGAAAAGATTCAAATTTTTCATTATTATCACTTTTTATGGTTAATAACATTTCATTATATCCATGATTTTTGGAAAATGCTTTATACGTATTTATATTTTCTTGTATTTTTTTATAACATATACTACTTGGTAAAGAATATATTTTATATCCTTTGTTAATAAAAATAATAGATGCAAAAAGATCTTGCCCAAACTCTTTTAATTTTTTTAATTTAATTAAATTCAGGGCATCAAGTTGAGAACAAAAAATTAAATCAATATCAATATAATTTACTTCCTGTATTGATAAAGATTCTTGTCTGTTTACATTAACACGATATCGATCTATAGATAGATTAGGAATACCAAATCCAGAAATTATTTTTTTATCTTCTATGTTAGAGGTAAAAAATATATCCCATTCATTCATCAAAGAAATATTTGGATTTATTTCTAAATAATATTTTGTATTGCTATAGTTTAATATAGCCATATTTCTATAATAGGTTACAGATCTAATATCATCCCACCTAATATGAGTATAAATGATATTAGATCTTATACCATTAAATATAAAATCCCTATTAACATTATTTTGATCATAAACATAATAAGTGATATCAATCTTATTGCTTTGTTTACTTATTATATCTTGTACTTGTTCTAGTAAATTTTTATTTTTATAACTATAAATAAAAACTTTTATAGAATTCATTTTATGCTAGAGGGAACCAGTGTTGCTGTTCTGGATACATCTTAATAGTCTCTAGTGGAACAATATCATATGCCAAAGTAATTCTTGGACCATCCCAATTCCAATCACCCATAGCATGTGGATGACCCATCTCAGAAAGAATAAGTCTATTATCTTTATTTTGATTTTCTACAACTAAATCATCTCTATTTTCTAGTTTATAGAATGTTGATGATGGCTCTGCTTTAATACAATAATAACCATGCCAGAAAGGCGCCCATGGACCACCATGATCATGCCAGTTTAGTTTTCCTAATTTACGATCATTAATATTAAACCAACCTTGGATATAATACTTTTGTTTTTTGAAATCTACGCCATAATAATCGCAAGCCTCAACTGCAAGATCTTTGATTGCAGAATAGACATTATAAATTTCTTCATTATAAAACTGAAATACATTGTATTCCGTCCACTTTACTGTGGATATGCTTCCTGATTCTACCCAATATTTATCGTGCTTTGAACCTACTGGAGATACACCACGTATATTTGCATTCTGCATATCCCTGTAAATTTGTACCATATAATCTGTCATTTTATTTAAGTCATTATCTAAATAACGTTCAAAAAATTTATGTGGCTTATCATACATTTTAGGCTTTACATAAATATTATGATCTTGCATCTTATTCTCCTTTGTAGTTACTTTCCATTATACACCATTAATAGTTTTTCTTTTGCCACGTGGACTGTTTATAGTGTGCTGTTATATGTGATCTTCTTTGTTCTTCTTTAGTTTTATTTTCCCAATATTTTTCTTCAGAATAATCTAACTCTAAAGACCAATCTTCTCTTTTTATTGGAATCATTTGAAATAAAGGTGTGCCTTTTTCTATAATACCCTCAAATCCTCTTTTAAGAAAAAATGAATAAAAAACTGGCAATCCCCAAATATCACTATCTACTATTCCAGTAGTACTATAAAATGGCAAATCATACCTATTAAATGGATGTGTAATCAAAAGAGAATATTCTGGAGGGGTCTCATAGTACCAAAACATCTTCCAGCCAAAATGAATTGGATAACAATCTTTTGGTATAGCAAAATCAACTATAGGTCTAGTATCTACTAAAGGAACCTTAGATTCCCAAAAAATAGATGGCTTTTCATCTTTATCAATTACCACTTCAACATCTTCTGGTAATGTTTGCATATATCCTGCACCCATTGCATCCATTAAAGGATTACAAAGTTTTGTTGATACATCTGACCCATCTTGCCCACGATCATTAACTGGATATAAAAAACTTTTATTATGGCTAGAACCTGATCTATATCCTGCTAAATCTTTATACCAGTCTGGCAATACAGAAATAGATTTTACTGGAGGCGTATTATGTAAACTATTATTGCTATTAAGTCCAACAGGAGAAAAAATTATTCTATTGCTCATATTCTCTTTCTATCTTATTAATAATTTCTTTATCTTCAATGATTATATCACATATTGGAGTTTTAATTGGTATTATGCCATATGTACGATCATGGTATGTTTCAATATGATCTCCATTAGATTTTATTAAAAAATGAATCCAGTCACAATTCCAGTCTTCTTTATAATTTAACTTATTAAAAGTAACTGTTTCGTTTAAAATTTTAAAAGGAGAACCCTCAATATCTTTTATTTTTAATATTAAATCTTCATCAAAAATCCAAGGAATATAAAATTTATACACTGCATTAAAAAATCCTATCGGTGAGTTAATGAATAATTGTGAAGGATAAAATTGTCGTTGCCATGTTTTATCTAAGGCATATAAACCCTGACTCATTGGCTCAATCCATATTTCTGCATGTGTAAAATATCTTAAATATGCTACTTCGTTATCTTTTATAAAGTCTGGTCTTGGCCAAAATATTTTAGCATAACCATTTATTGGTTTTAATATATTATCATAATATAAACTATGAACAACACTTTCTGATGATGCCCAAATTCCAGGCATAGTTGTATTTGATTTTACTATTTCTGAAAAACTTTTATTTTCTGAATTTATCCAAAACTCAGAACCAATCCTGTTTCTATTTACTAATCTTTTGATATCCATTCTTGATATGTATCAAATAAAGATCCTAACTACATGTTCGCAAGGATCTCCACCCTCTTCCCATTCTTGCACTTCTTCTTCACTCATATATTGATATCCACCATCATGTGTATGGCAGTATGGATCACTAATCCATCCTCTTTCAATACCGTTCTGTAACCAAATTCCAAACTCTTGTTCTTCTGAAGACAAGTCTTCCATGCCCATATGATTCATATAGTAACCATACTCCTAAACACTTAGTATATCAATAGGACCTTTGCAAGAAGTTGAATGAGTAATGGCAGCATTTACTGCAGTTACCGCTCTTTTTCTTGCGTCCTTTTGTTTTTGTGTTGAGTACAATGAACCTAATGCTAAATCCCCGCCAGAACCCATTGCTAAATAATCTTGTTCATATTGAGTTAATGACATATCTGATGCATTATGTTCATATATCTTTCCACGAACACATATAATCATTCCAAAATCAGAAGTTGGTGATACATCTACCCACCATTCTTCATAGAATTTGCGAAGGGCTTTTAAAAACTTGCTATACATAAACTTGTCAATGCTGCCTCGTCCTTCAAACTCTGGCGGTACGAATAGATGCTTGATTCTATCCCCATCCATAGATCCAGCATATCCGAATAGATAGCCTTCTTTTTTCCATATCTTAGGACTTGAACAAACGCTAATACTATTATCGTCTGATACGCCACGATCTCCAGCCATCCATATTTTATTGTTTACATTATCACGAACTACTGCAATACAAGTCATTACAAGCCTTTCTATATTTACTATTTAGTATAGCACTGAACTAAAAATGTGTCAACTAATTAATAGTTTGTCCACATTCTGGACATGTCTTAGGCTTCTTAGCAGTCTTATTAGGCTTTGCAGGCTCATCAGATTTCTTTACTGCTGCACCGCCGAATTTAGGACGACCAAATCCTACGATTGAAATTAAAACATTCTTTTTATTTTTCTTATAAGCACGAAGTTGTTTGCAAACCTCTCCGCCATTTCTTTGGCTGCCCTTTTTATTGCTTGAGGTATTTCCTTCTATACACCATACAGTTCCGTCACCATTGTCTTCAATAACAATGCCAACATGTGAGATTCTATCTACTCCGTCTGAAGGAAAATCAAAATATGCAACATCGCCTGGTTCTGGATCTGCAATATCTGCATCGATCCACGCCCCTGCCTTTTTAAATGCTGCTGCTCCACCTGGAGTATAAACAGTATTTGGTACTTTTACTCCTGCTTCATTTGCACACCACATAACAAATGAACCACACCATGGCTGGAAGTTAGCCTTTGTAAACTTTCCATATTTAGTTTCGTTATCTTTTGGACCTTCAATAGTTCCAACTTCGCCCTTTGCTACTTCAATAAACTTTTCTACTGTTCCCATTTCTGCCATGATTAATCCTTATCCCAATCCAAGTCTACTGGTTGTTCTTCTGGCATTGCGCCGTCTGGTTTCTTTGCAAGTCTTGCTCTTACCTCATCAAGTTCTGCATCAAGTTTATCTTCTGCCATTTTAATTTCAGACTCTAATTTCTTATCTGCTTGAGTATTTTTAGCATCCATTTCTTTATTAGACAATTGTGCAGCCATGATATCTTTTGCACCAGATTGTCCAATCAATAAACCTGCCAATGTTCCAGTAATAAATGTTGCTACTGAGCCGAGAACATTAAAAAACATTTTGTCATTTTCTGACTGTGCTCCAATTGGCTGTGTCACAAATATAAGAGCGTATAGAATACCTAACGCTGTAAACAATAAAATTGCTCCCAATGTACAACCAAGAATAAATTTAAGCCGTGCATCAAGATCTTGTGGTGTTAATCTTTGTTTAGACATTATTTACCTTTCGTCTTCTGATATTCATCCCATGCCTCTTGACCAATTATGTCTCGTGTACATGTGCCAGATGTCTCGCAAATAGGAGGATTGCATTCTTTGGCATCCCAATTTGCTGGATCCTGACAAGGATAGCGATAGTGACCGTCATACCCGCAGCCACTAAGACCTAATACAAGTATACACGATAATAAAATATGACGAATCTTCATATCTGTATTATACCAAGTTATTCTTTCTCTTCACGAAGCGGGATAGTGATAAGCCATAGGGCTATTGATATTAATGTGGCTACCCCCACTACCTGCTGGGCGGTACCTGTAAGGGTAAGCCAAGCAATAAAGAAGCCAAGGATGGTA